GCCGAACCATCGACTCCAACGCACGACGCAAACGGCGGACAATCGGAGCAGCGTGATGCGGGTATCACACACAGATCACCCCAACAGGTGTATAAGCTTGCCGCACCAGCCGTGTCCCCAACAGGTAGACACCTGATGCCCGCCCACGTTCGACGCAACTACGGCACCGCACACCAACGCACACGCCAAGCATGGGCACCCGCAGTAGCCACCGGAACCATCCGATGCTGGCGCTGCAACCAGTACATCACAGCACTCCAACACTGGGACCTCGGCCACCGCGACGCCCTCCCCTCCCACCCCGAACACCGCGAGTGCAACCGCTCAGCCGGCGCCACATACGGCAACACGAAGCGCGAACCACGCTCCAACATCTGGTGACGCAACACGTTCGGTTTTTTTCTGACGACGCACGCTCCCACACCCCGCTCTCGTCCGATACCCCCCTTGTGAATTTCGACGGAGGTGGGCTGTGACGGAGGACCGGATCGAGGCGTTGAACGGTTTGCTGGTCCTGTTGGATGCGGCGTTGGCTGGGGCGGAGCCGAGGGAGTTGGCGGCGTTGTCGCGGGAGAAGCGGCAGGTGCTCGGCGAGTTGGATTCGTTGGCGGGGACGCGGAAGGGATCGGCCGTCGATGAGCTTGGTAAGCGACGTGCGGATCGGCGCTCAACGGCCGCAGTGGGAGCACAGCCCGCCAAGCGTCGTCAGCAGCGCGGGAAGTGAAGCGGTCGATCTCGCTGCGGCGGCGGGGATTCTGCTGGATGACTGGCAGTGCCATGTGCTCGAGGTGTCGTTGGGTGAACGCCTCGACGGGACGTGGGCGGCGCTCGAGGTGGGCATCATCGTGCCCCGGCAGAACGGCAAGAACGAGATCCTGGCGGCGCGTGAGCTCGCCGGCATCGTTCTGTTCGACGATGATCTGATCACCCATTCGGCGCATCGTGCGGATACGACGTTGGAGCAGTTCCGCAAGATGGAGCAGCTGGCGGAGGAGTTCGACGAGTTCGGTCGGCTGGTGAAGCGGATCAGTCGGGTGAACGGGCATGAGTCGATCGAGTTGAAGGGCGGTCGCCGGGTCAGGTTCGTGTCGCGGCAACGGAACCCCGGCCGTGGGTTTTCGGGTTCGGTCGTGGTGTTGGATGAGGCGTTCGATCTGTCGGCGAAGGCGGTCGGGGCGATGATCCCGACACTGAGCACGCGGTCGATGGCGCAGGTGTGGTATGCGTCGTCGCCGCCCCACTCCGACTCGCGGGTGTTGCATTCGGTGCGGCGTCGGGTGATGGCGTGTGAGGGCGATCGGCTGGCGGGGTTCATCTGGGAGAACCCTGCCGATGTGGACCCGGCGGATCGGAACGCCCAGTACGCGGTGAACCCGGCGATGGGCAGGCGCATCTCCGAAGACTTCATCGATGCCGAGCGCGAGTTGATGACGGACATCCCCGAGGAATTCGCCCGCGAGGTGATGGGTGTCCCCGAAGACCTCGACGATGGCGAGGTCGAACTTGTCGTTCCGTCTGCTGTCTGGGCGGCGCTCGTTGATCCGTCGAGTGTGATCGGGTCGCATCTGTGTTACGCGTTGGATGTTTCGCCTGACCGCCGCTACGCGTCGTTCGCGGCCGCCGGTCGTCGTGAGGATGGCCGTCTGCACGTCGAGGCACCTGAGCGTCGACCACACACCGCGTGGGTGATCCCCTATGCGGTTCAGTTGTGGGAGAAGTACCGGTTGCCGATCCGCATCGACAAGTCAGGGCCGGCGGCCTCGTTCATCACATTGCTGCGTGAGGCTGGTGTCGACGTGATCGAGGTTTCGTCGGCTGAGGTGTCGCAGGCGTGCGGCCAGTTCCTCGACGCCGCGCTAAACGACGGTCTTCGCCACCTTGACGGGGTATGGCTCAACTCTGCTCTGAAAGGGGCGGTGTTGCGAACTTCTGGTGACGCCTCGTTGTGGGGTCGCCGCGTGTCCAAGGTCGACATCTCGCCGTTGGTGGCGGTGACAGTCGCCCTTGGTGGTGTCCCGGGGACTGAGGTTTACGAACTTCTCGACAGTGTCGGATAGGCGGTGACCGTGGGTTTGTTTCGCCGCAACAAGACGGCGCCGGTCGAGGCGCGTGATATCACGTCGGTGCCGTGGGATGTGGGCGGCCCGCTCGTTACTGCGGTGACGCAGGATCGGGCGCTGACGTTGGCGCCGGTGTATGCGGCGGTCCGGTTTCTTGCCGATCAGATTTCGTCTTTGCCGTTGCAGCCGTTTCGGCGTGCCGGGTCGGTCCGCGACAAGCTCGACACGTTGCCGCAGCTGTTCCGCATGTTGGACGACGACGGTGTGTTGAACGATTGGGTGTTCACGGCGGTGTCGTCGTTGGCGTTGCGTGGCAACGCGGTCGGTTTGGTCACGGCACGCGATGGGATGGGGTTCCCGACGGTCGTCACCTGGCTGTCGATGGATGACATCTGGGTTGACGACGCGAACTATCCGCGGCCTGTCTGGTATTGGAAGGGTCATTGGGTCGATTCGGACGACATCGTTCATATCCCGTGGTTCAAGATCGCGGGTCGGACGTTGGGGTTGTCGCCGATCGAGGCGTACGCGTTGACGATCACGGCGGGGTTGGAGTCGCAGAAGTTCGGGACGGACTGGTTCCAGCATGGCGGGTTCCCGCCGGGGACGTTCCGTAACTCGGCGAAGACGGTCGATGCCACTGAGGCGGATGTGATCAAGAACCGTTTGGTGGCGGCGATCCGTTCCCGTAAGCCGCTGGTGTACGGCAACGATTGGGAATGGAAGGCGGAGACGATCCCGCCGGAACAGGCCCAGTTCATCGAGACGTTCAAGCTGACCGCGAATCAGATCGCCGCGATCTACGGGATAGCCCCCGAGGAGATCGGTGGCGAGGCGGCGAACTCGATGACGTACATGAACGAAGAGCACCGCGAGTTGCGCCGGATGGCTGATTGTCGGCCGTGGCTCGACAAGCTCGAACGAAAGTTCGGGTCGTGGCTGCCGGAGCGGCAGTTCGTGCGGTTCAACGTTGATGCCCCGATCCGTGTCGATTTGAAGACCCGCCGTGAGGTGTTCAAGCTCGAGCGGGAGATGGGGTTCCGCAACATCGATGAGCAGCGCGCTCTTGAAGATTTGCCGCCTTTGCCGAATGGTGAGGGCGAGGACTACACGCCATTGTCGAAACCCGCAGCCTCTGCTGCACCTGCGAATGAACCTGCGTCGGCGCCGGCTGCCATGAACGGGCACAGCCCGACACCGGTCCCCGCCATGAAAGGGAGCACCACATGACGTCCGACATTGAACGCCGCTACGAAGTCAACGTGGTCGAGGCCCGTTCCCGCGACAACCGTCGCACGATCGGCGGGTACGCCGCGAAGTTCGGGCGACCCTCCCAGAATCTGGGCGGGTTCATCGAAATGATCGACCCGAGGGCGTTCAACAAGTCGCGGGGTGACGGCTGGCCCGATGTGATGGCCCGCTACAACCACGACGACGGCTTCGTGTTGGGCACCACCGCCGGCGGCACCCTGCGTCTCTCCGTCGACAAGATCGGGTTGGACTACGAGGTCGATGTCCCCGCCGCCCGGGCCGACGTGTACGAACTGATCGAACGTGGCGACGTGTCGAAGTCGTCGTTCGCGTTCCGCACCATCGAAGATGACTGGGGTCCATCCGATCAGGATTTCCCGATGCGGACACTGTTGCAGGTCGGTCTGGTTGATGTGGCCCCTGTGAACTTGCCGGCGTACACCGACACGTCGTCTGGTGTGCGGAATCGTGAGGTGGCGTTCCGGTCGCTCGCAGCGAAGATGGATGCCCCGTTCGACGACATCGTGCGTTTGGCGTCCGAGAATGAGCTGCGGAAGCTGTTCCGCCGCACCGATGGTGGCCCACCCGCTCACACTTTCGGGCCGACAGCGCTGATCGAGCTCCAAGCGAAACAAGATCCCGCCGTCTCCATTTGACGGCGAGCCCACAGAGGGGCCGGCCGGGCGCCACCCACCGGCCTCTCTGTGCGTGCAGCAGGCTGCACACCCCCATCCCTTTTGTGAGGCCGGCCGCCAGCCACCTCGCGCCCCCTTCAACACTTAGGAGCCATTGTGGAACTTCTCACACGGCTGCGCGACCAACGCCTCAACGTCTGGGAACAGGCCAAGGCGGTCGCATCAGCAGCCTCCGACCAGAACCGTGCCTTCACCGGCGAAGAGCAAGCCCAATGGGAAACGCTCAACGCCGAACTCGAAGCGCTCGACCGGCGCATGAAGTCGATCGCCGACGGCGAGCAGCGTGCCAAGGAAACCGAGGCCCGTTTCGCTGAGATCGAAGGCCGCCCCTCCGACAGCGGCAAGACGCCTGCGAAGCAGAACAGCATGAGCGAGCTCCGTTCGTTCCTGCTCGGCGAGCCCGGCGCCCCCCGCGCGTTCGAGGTTGAGGTCGCCGACCCGTCGACGGTCCCCACCTCGCAACGTGACCTGTCGAAACTGACGAACGCCGCCGGTGCGTTCACGGTGCCGACGTCGTTCTACAACCGGCTCGTCGAACACATGATCGAAGTGTCCGGTGTGTTGCAGGCCGGTCCAACCGTGCTGAACACCTCGGGTGGTGAGGTCATCCAGATCCCCAAGACGCTGACGCACACGCCGTCTCCGGCGATCGTGCTCGAGGCCGGCGCGATCTTGGAGTCGGACGGCACGTTCGGTCAGACCTCGCTCGGTGCGTTCAAGTACGGCCGCATGGTCCAAGTCTCGAGGGAACTCCTGACGGACACCGGCATCGACCTCACCGGCTACCTCGCCCGCAGTGTGGGTCGTGCGCTCGGCAACGCGTTCGGGTCCGATCTGATCATCGGGGGCGGCACCACCGCACCCCGAGGCATCCAGCTCGACGCCGCCGCAGGTGTCACCGGCCCCGCCGGCACCACCGTCACGTTCGGCAACCAGGCCACCGTCGGCCAAGGTTTCGACCTGATCATCTCGCTCTACCACAGCGTGATCTCGCCGTACCGCTCAAGCCCGTCGTGTGCGTGGGTGATGAACGACACCACCGCGTCGCTGGTGCGTCGGATCAAGAACACCGCCGGCGACTACGCGTGGCAGCCGTCGTTGACGGTCGGCAACCCCGACCTCATCTTGGGCAAGCCGGTGTACATCGATCCGTTCGTGCTGTCCCCGGCGGCGTCGGTCGAGTCGATCTTCTTCGGTGACTGGTCGCAGTTCTTCGTCCGCTACGCGGGCGGGATCCGCTTCGAGCGCTCCGACGACTTCGCGTTCGCGAACGACCTCGTCAGCTTCCGGGCGCTCCTCCGGGCTGACGCCGCGCTCGTCGACCTCACCGGCGCCATCAAGTCGTTTACCCACAGCGCCATCTGAGCCGTGTTGTCGCCGGGGCCGACGTTCGATCCGGAACGTTTGGCCTCGGCGTATGCACGGTTGCCGGGGTCGGCGTGGGCGTTGCCTGTCACGGACAACGACGACGTCAACCCCGGCTACCAGTTCGCGCCGCTGATCCAACAACGCGTCGCCAAAGACGCCGCCGCGCTGTTCGCGTTCGTGCTGGTCGAGTTCGCTCCGGTGTGGACGGCATGGTTGGCGAAGGTGCCGGCGCACGGTTTCATCGGCCCACACATCGACGAAGGTCCGTACCGCGAACGGTGGCATGTGCCGGTCCTGCCTTCCGGCACGTTCGACGGGGTCGAGGTACAGGCGGGGGTGTCATTCCCCGTGGCTCACTGGGTTGTGCACCGGGTTGACAACCCGACGGACTCTCCTCGGGTTCATCTGGTTGTTGATCGCGATGTGTGGGTCGATGTTCCGTCGGCCCCGTTCCAACGAATCGAGGTAACACGATGAAGGTCCGCATGTTGGTTGCACGGACGGGGACACATAACGGTGTGCCGTACCCGGAGTACGGCGCTGTCGGCGAGGTCGATGATGACCACGCTGCGCAGCTGATCGCGAAAGGGTTGGCGGAGAAGCCGTCGGTGGGCAGCGTCGGCCCGCAGGAAGAAACCGAAGCGAAAGAAACACACGACGACGTCCACGAGTCCCAGGTGGAGGAACGCCCCGCACCTGATGTGGCTGAGACACGGCCGGCGATCACGCGTGCCCGGTCGAAGACGTCGAAGCCGAAGCGGTGACCTGTGGCGATCCTTACGCTCCCGGAGTTCACCAGTTACGTCGGCTCCGAGATCGTCGCGAACCAGACCGATCTAGCCGTCGACCTGGCGGCCGCTGAGTACGCGATCGGGAAGCACTGCCAACGAAAGTTCTTCGTGTCGTCCGCTACCACAGCGCGGGTGTACAAGCCGCCCTGCTACGACGACGTGCTGTACGTCGACGACTTCTCGACGACTGTGGGGCTGGTCATAACCGACAACGCTGTAGCCGTCGCGTCGACCGATTACCAGTTGGAGCCGTTGAACGGCATCGATGCGGCCGGTGAGGTGGTGCCCTACACGGCGATTCGCCGTATCGCGGGGTCGTGGTACTGGTCCGGTGACAAAGCAACAGTGTCCGTCACAGCGAAGTGGGGGTGGGCTGCGATCCCGGCGGATGTGGTCGAAGCCTGCCGGATCTTGGCGAAGGATCTTGCTGCTCATCGCGACACCCGGTTCGGTGTTGCGGGGTGGGGTGAGTTCGGGTTGGTTCGGTTGCGTGCGAACCCGACCGTGCTCGGGCTGCTCAACGACAACATGCGCCCTGACCGGGTCGGAGTCTGACCGTGCATGACGCGGCGTGGGCGTACGTGTCCGACACCGTCGCCAGACGCGACCTCGACGGCGGCGACATCCTCGATCTGGGCGGCCGTGACGTGAACGGCACCACCCGCGCCCTGTTCCCGAGAGCGAACGTGTACATCACCGTCGACATCGAACCTCACCCGTCCGTCGACTACGTGGCCGACGCCGGCGACCTCGAGCTGGATGACCGGTTCGACGTCGTCGTGTCCACCGAATGCCTCGAACATACGAAGCGGGCGCCGGACATCGTCCGCTCCGCCTGGCGCCATCTGCGTGACGGCGGGGTGTTTGTGGCGACGATGGCCGGCGAAGGCCGTGAACCGCATTCGGCGGCGGGTGGTCCGGTCGGCGACGAGTACTACCACAACGTCTCCTCCGATGAGCTCGGCGAGTGGTTGGAGGCGGCCGGGTTCGACGACTGGACGGTCGACGTCGCCGGCACCGACATCCGCTGCATCGCCGTCAGAGGAGTGTGATGGCGCTCAACCTGACCGTGATCCGTGAAGCGTTGGCGGCGCAGATCACCGCCGGTACCGGCCGCGAGGTCCGCGGATACCCCTACCCGACAGGGTCGATCAACGAACTGCCATGTGTCGTGGTCCGCTGCGACGACGACTACGTCAACTATCACGCTACCCAAGGCGAAGCCGCCGACGTCGGATTGGTGATCGACGTGATGGCCGCCTGTCGGGCGTCGATCGAAGACGGTCTGCGGGTGTTGGATGAGTTGTTGTCGTCGGCTGCTGGTCAGCCGACGAGTGTGATCGACGCGATCGAGGCTGACGATTCGTTGGGTGGTGCCGTGGAACGTGTCGTCGTCGGGACAGCCGGTCAGCAGACAGGGTTCGGGACGGTGGAAGATGGCCGCCCGATCGGTGTCATCGCGTCGGTGCCGGTCGAGGTGTGGGTGAACCGTTCGTGAAGGTTCTGATCGTCCACCCCGGCGCCCACTACTCGGTCGCCGACGTCCACAACGGTCTGGTCCGAGGGTTGAAAGCGAACGGCTGCGACGTCGGCGTGTTCAACCTCGACGACCGCATCGAGTTCTACACCCGAGCCCACGTCCAACAAGACGACGGCACCTACACCAAAGCGTTCTCCGACAACGACGCGATGCTGATGGCCGCCAAAGGCATCGAAACGGTGTGCTACGAGTGGTGGCCCGACGTAGTGATCGTCGTGTCCGGGTTCTTCATCCCGCCGCAGGTGTGGGGTGTGCTCACCCGCCGCCCCCATCACGTCGTCTACTGGTGCACCGAATCACCCTACGAGGATGACAGGCAGGGGCAGCCCGGCCGGTACGTCGACACCGTCGTACTCAACGACCCCACCAACCTCGACCAGTTCGTCGCCGACATCAACCCGAACACCCACTACATCGGCCACAGCTACGACCCCGACGTCCACCACCGCGGCGGGCGGCGGCCGTCGCTCGCCTGCGACTTCGGATTTGTCGGCACAGCGTTCCCGTCACGCATCGATTTCTTCGAGGCTGTCAACTGGGATGGGATCAACGTCAAGCTGGCCGGCAACTGGCAAGGACTCGAGCCGTCTTCGCCGCTGACCCCGTTCCTTCACGACGAGCCGGATCGCTGCATGGACAACATCGTCACCGCCGACCTGTACCGATCGTGTCGGGTATCGGCGAACCTGTACCGCAAAGAACACTCCGAGCATGGGCACGCCGAGGGTTGGGCGATCGGGCCGCGTGAGATCGAGCTCGCCGCGTGTGGGACGTTCTTTCTGCGTGAGCCCCGCCCCGAAGGCGACGCCTTGTTTCCGATGTTGCCGACGTTCACCGAATCAGATGAGTTCTCCGACAAGCTTCGCTGGTGGCTGGCCCGCCCGGAGCTCGCCGCAGAGGCCGCCACGCAAGCGTGTGCGGTGATTGCCGACCGGACGTTCACGAACACCGCAGCAGAACTGTTACGGATCGTGGAGCGGGTCGGCACCAGACGCGCCGCATAGGCGCACCCCACCCGGCCCCGGCCGCAAACAAAGGGAGTCCCATATGGCTCGCATCGCCGGCCGCCAAGGCCGTCTGTACGCAAACCTCACATCGGGCGGCACCGCCGAACCGATCGCGTTCCTCACGAACTGGTCACTCAGCGCGACGACGAACAAAATCAAGGTGACCGCGTTCGGTGACACGAACGAGGTGTACGTCGGCGGGATGCCCGACGCCCAAGGATCCCTCAGCGGCTGGTACGACAACGCCACCGTGCAGTTGTACACCGCCGCCGTCGACGGGGTGGCCCGCAAGATGTACCTGTACCCAGACAACACGCTCACCACCCAGTATTTTTGGGGGACAGCGATCTTCGATTTCTCGGTCGACATCGGTGTGGATGGTGCGGCAGCGATCTCGGGGTCGTGGGCTGCGGCGACACCGATCCTCAAGGCCGGCTGACCGGTGCCGGACGACACGTTCGCGTCGTTCGGTCATCGGGTCAACGTGTTCGTCAACGGCATCTCCGGCCCCGAACTCAAAGCCGTCATGACGAAGCTCGGCGTCGAAGCGAAGAAAGATGCGGAGGCCGCCGCATCCGGTGACCTCGGCGGCGACCCCAAGTTCTCCGGGTGGGCGCCACGGCTTGACACACGGTTCGATCATGCGGGTGAGGGACGGATCTCGTTCCATCCGTCGAAGTCCGGGTCGGGGCCGTGGACTGTTGCCGAGTTCGGCCGGCATTCGGCGGCTGGGCCGCCGATGACCGGACCGAAGCTGACAAAGTCCGGCAAAGTGTCGAAGGCCAAGACCAAGAGATGGAACGGCCGCACCCGAGGTAAGGGGACGGCGACGACAGCGTTGGCGAAGATCGAGAAGGCGACGCCGGACCGGTTCGAGGCGGAGTTGCGTAAGGCGCTGCGGAAGGCGTTCGACTGAACGGAGAGGCGGCGCCCGATGGCCAACAAAATCTCCGTCCTGATCGACGTCGCAACCGACAAAGCCGTCTCCGGGCTGAAAGGGTTCAAGGCGTCGATCAACGACGCCGACGGCGCAGTCGGCAAGATGAAGGCCGGGACGGGTGCGGCGTTCGATTCGATCAAGGCGCACGCCGGCCAGTTGGCTTTGGCGGGCGGGGCGGCGCTCGTCGGGTTCGGTGTCAAAGCCGTAGCCGCGTTCCAAGACACCGCCCTCGCGGCCGGGAAGATGGCCGACTCGTCCGGGCTCGCGGTCGATGAGGCGTCACGCTGGATCGCTGTCGGTGACGACATCGGTGTGTCCGCCGAGACGATGTCGAAAGGGTTCAACAAGCTCAACATCGAAACCGCTAAAGCGAACCCGCTGCTCGCCGAGTTGGGGATCACACAGCAACGCAACGCCGCCGGCCAGGTCGACGCCAACAAGACGATGCTCCACGCGATCGACGTCATCAAAGGCATCCAAGACCCCACCAAGAAAGCGCAGGCCGCCCAGGCAGCGTTCGGTAAGGGCTGGATGGAGATGGGCGAGCTCATCAACATGGGCTCGACCGAGATCGCTGCCGGCATGGCGAAGGTGTCCGACGCCCAGGTCATCGACGACAAAGAGTTGGCGAAGGCCCGAAAGTTCCGCGACGCCCTCGATTCGTTGCAGGACAAGTTCAAAGACATCGCCACGGAGGTCGGCGAGAAACTCGTGCCGGTCCTGTCCGATGTCGGGCCGATGTTGGAAACGATCGGTGACGGCATCGTCATCGTCGCGTCAGCGACAGGTAAGTTCACCGGCGCCCTCTCCGATGTCAACGAGGCCGCCTACGACCTGGGCGCCGGGCTGGGCCGCGTCATTCACGGCACTGACGAAACAGTCGAGAATCTGCACGACGCCGAGCAGGCAGCCCGCGACATGTTCGACGGCCTCGCGTCAGGCATCACGACCCTCGACGGGTTCATCGCCGTGTTGGATGAGAACAACGTCCAGTACACCGAACGCGCCCTGCTTATCAACGAGTTCATCGAACAACACCCGAAAGAATCGGCGGCGTACAAAGAGAAGGCCGCCGTTGTCGGCATGTACGTCGAGATGCAGGAAGGGTTGAAGGGTGCGCTCGAGGACACGGGTGAGGCGACCGAGGATCTGGCCCGCGAGAACGACCTGTTGGCGGATGCGATCCAGCGGACCCAGGATCGTTACGCCGACCTGAAAGGCGAACTCTCAGACGAGGAGGCGTTCCACACCGCCGAAGGGATGTGGACCGACCTCAAGCAGTCAGCGATCGACGCCTATACGGCGGCCGGTGAGAACGCCGACGACGCGGCGGCGAAGGCGTACGATCATGCGGGTGCGGTGATCGCGGCGAAGCAGCAGGTGGTCGAGCTCGGCGAGAAGTACGCCGATCTGCCCGAGGAGGAGATCACCCGCATAGTCGCGATGATCGACGAGGGCCAGTTGGCGGAAGCGGAACGCCGGTTCAACATCCTCGCCCGGAATCGCGAGATGCGGATCTCTGTCATTGCCTCCGGCGCGTCGGGCAACTTCAACATTCCGGTGCATGGCTCGATCTCGATGGGTGCGACTGGCGGGATCGTCACGCAGCCGACCCTTGCGGTGATCGGTGAGGCTGGCCCGGAAGCGGTGGTGCCGCTGAATCGGACGCCAGGTTCGTCTCCGCTTCCGGCCATGAACGGCGGGACCGCTCCGATCAACGTGACGGTGAACGCGGGGTTGGGTGCGAACGGTCGTGAGATCGCCGATGTGATCGTCGGGGAGTTGAAGAAGTACACGCGTCGTAACGGGCCGGGGTGGATGGGCTGATGGGGATCGTCGCACCTGTCATCACCGCCTACTTTGACCTCAGCGCGCAGGGCGGCGAGTTCTTCACCGTCGAAGACCCGCTGCTCGGCCGGTTGGACACCGGCGGTGTTGACGGTTTGGCCGGCGATATCGCGCAGGTGATCGACGGCTACGGATACGACATCAACATCAACCGTGGCCGTGACCGCGACCTCGACGAGATCCCGGCTGGGACATGCCGGATCACGTTCCGTAACCAGGACCGCAGCTTCGACCCCGCCTACACCGCTAGCGCGTTCTTCCCGAACGTCACCCCCGGCAAACGAATCTCGGTGTCGATCTACGGCGCCACCATCTTCGACGGGTCGGCGGAGGATTGGGAAAACCAGTACGACCGATCGCTACAAGCCGACGCCTCCGTCCTGTGCGTGGATGCGCTCGGGTTGCTGGCACGCAAAGACTTCGACGCATGGACCACAACCGATCTGGAGACAGCAGGTGAGCGGATCGGGTCGGTGTTGAACCGCTCCGAAGTGAACTATGCGGGTGGCCGCGACCTCGACGACGGGGTTGAGCCGTTGCAGGACGACGCCGTGTCGTGGGGGTCGAACGTCCTCAACTATTTGCAGCTCGTAGCGAAGTCCGATCTGGGCCGTCTGTTCGCATCACGCGCCGGGGTGCTCACCTACAGGGACCGAGTCTCGTTGGCCGGGTCGACAGCGGTGTTGACGTTCGCCGATGACGGCACCGGGTTGCCGTTCCACGGGGTGACGAAACGGTCAGCGTCCGAACTGCTGTACACCCGTGTTGGTGTCGACCGTGAAGGCGGCACCCTCCAAACCGTCACAGACGCCACCGCAGTCGAAGCGTTCGGAGTCCGCACACTCTCCCTCGGCGGGCTGCTGTTGAACACCGACGCCCAATCGGAGGCCCTCGCCGAGTTCCTGCTCGGCATCTACAAGCAGCCCGACGACCGCATCGCCACCCTCGCCATCTACGTGTCCGGGTACGAGTCGCAAGCCGATCAGGCGGCGGTCGCCGGCCTCGAGATCGGTGACCTCGTAACGGTGGTGTGGACCCCGGCAGGTGTTGGTGATCCGATCGATGAGTTGATGGTGGTGGAGGGTGTGGCGCATCAGTTGCGGTTCGACGACGGGCATTGGATGACGTTGTCGTTGTCGAACGCTTCGCAGCAGTCGGCATTCATCTTGGACGATCCGATCTTCGGGATTCTGTCGCCGCCTACCAATTCTGTGTTGGCTTTCTAAGGAGCGTGCTGAGTGGCGATTCACACGTTCGTTGCCGGTGAGGCGTTCACCGCCGCACAAGCCAACTTCATCAACACCGGCGCCGACACAGGCACCTACACCCCGACGCTGACCGGGATGGCGATAGGGACCGGCGGGACACCGCTCAACACGGCGTCGTTCTGCTACATCGGCGGCGTCCTCGTCGTGGAGGGCAACATCCAGTTCGGGACGTCTGGGCAGACGTTCCCGACCGCACCGACGTTGACGTTGCCGTCGGGGTACACGATGACCACGTTCTTCTCGGCGCGGCCGATCGGCAACGCGACGTTTAACGATTCAGGTTCGGGCGGGTTCGCCGGCCGGGTGTTCGCGGCGACATCGTCGACGGTGGCGTTCAACGCTGAGAACGCGGCGGGGACCCATTCGTCGCTTGTCGCCTTGTCGACGACGGTGCCGTATACGTGGGCGTCGAACGACGGCATCTACTACGAGTTCGTCGTGCGGGCGACAGCGGCATGATCGGGAGGCACTGATGGCCGGGTCGGGGTACCGCGATTGGGTTGCTGGTGATGTGCCGACCGCAGCGCAGTTCGACACGTATTTGCAGGAGCAGACGGTGATGGTGTTCGCGTCGGCAGCGGCGCGTGACGCCGCGTTGACGACCGTCAAGGCCGAAGGGATGACCTGCAAGCTGCTCGATGAGAACCGGGAGTACACGTACGACGGGGCGGCGTGGCAGCGGACCGGCTGGTGGGCATCAACCGGGCGGACCGGTGTCACCGCCCTCCGCAACGCTGCACAATCGATCGCGAGTGATACGACGACAGCGATTTCGTGGGATGCCGAGACAGGTGACAGCGACGGGTTCCTCACCCCGACCTCGACTACGGTCACGATCCCGTCCGGGTTGGGCGGGTTGTACGCGATCACCGCCCGCGTTGTGGCATCCGTGGGTCTGACCGGTGTCGCGATCACAGCAGGCGGCATCGCGTACTCAGTCTTCGTCGACAACGCGATCGGCGACACACACGCCTACAGCTTGACGATGCCGCTCAACGCGGCGGACACCATCCAGTTCTCCGTCCGCCACATCACTGGTTCACCCACGAACGTGACCGGCGCCATGTTTGTCTACCGGATCGGGTTGTGATCGAGGGCCGGGAGAAAGGGCGAACTAACCACCGGCCCCCGATCGGCAACGGATGCTAGTCGCGGATAGGTGTCCCAGGCGGGGCATTGCCGGATCCTTCGACACATCCGGTCGGTGCCGACACCAACCCTTGCTCTTCGCAGTCGCGGTACACCCATCCCGGCTCGGCCGGCGGGGGCGGTTCCGTAGTGGAGCAGGCGTTCTCGTGGAACTCGCAGGTGTACGGCACACCATCAACGATCGGCGGCGCCGCCACCGCGGGAGCGGGTTCTGGTTCGACGACCGCTTCTGGGATGTCGACCTGTACGACGGGCGCCGGCTGACGTGTCGGCGTTTCAACGGCCGGGCCGACAGGGTTCCGGGCGACAGCACAACCGCCCCCAAGAACAGTGATAGCGAACAGTGTGAGGATGCTGAGGAGCTTCATACCTTCACCCTACGCCCGCACGGTGGGATGTCAACCGTTTTACGTGGTGGCGCACCCCTTTCAGCTCCTCAGCATCGGGGATGCGCCACCAACCCCCTGATCGTAGACCGCCGGGAGGTCCCGATGGCGACCATCACTTTGACCATCCCCGACGCTGTCCTGCCCCGCGTGAGGGCCGCTCTCTGCACCCAAGCCGGACTCCCCGACTCGAACGCCAACGCCAAAGAGGCCGTCATCATGTGGATGAAAGCGACGGTGCAGGCGGTCGAGTATCAGGCGGCTGTCGCTGCCCGGGCCGACGTCGTCCAATCCGACGTCACAGACATCGTCACCTGATGCCCGCTACCGTTCGCGCAGGCGAGAAGGGCGTCGACTTCTCGTTCGCCAAACCGCCAGCGGCCCGACTGCTCGAGCTCGGCTACACGTTCGTTGTCGGCTACATCTCGATCCCGCCGGCGACCGCAGCGAAGAACCTGTCGAAAGCCCAGTGCGACGGCTACCTCGCCGCCGGGTTGAAGGTGTTGTTGGTGTGGGAGATGTCGGCGACCAGGCCGAACCTTGGCGCCTCTGCTGGTGCGACCGATGGCCGTAACGCCGCCTTCCAGGCCGCCGAGCGTGGCTATCCGCCTGACGTTCCGATCCTGACGGCGGTCGATACGAACACGACTGCTGTCAACGGTGACGCCCACCAGGATTATGTGGAGGCGTTCGCCGATAACTGTTCGCCGTATCCGGTCGGGGTGTACGGCGACACCGACATCCTGACCCGCTGTAGCGGCCTGTGGCGGATCGGGTGGGTTCCTAACGCCTGGTCGTGGTCCGGTAGCTCACGCAAAGACGCAGAGGCCAAAGCGGCGACTGTAGGGGCACATGTGCTGCAACGCACCGGGTTCCACATCGACGGCCTGTGGGCGGTCGACCCGAACGACGCCATCGCCGACTTCCCCGCATGGGGCGTCGCCGTCGAACCACCGTCACCACCAACGACGCCGCCGGCTGAGCCGGTCGACGAGGAGGACCCAACCATGAGGATCAAGGCGGCAGGGCAATGGTTCGAGAAGGTGGGTGTGGATTTGCGGGCGATCGCGAACGGCGCCGAATACGCCGGGCTCGGTGGCAACGAAGTCCAGTTGACGAACCCGGAGATGGAGCAGCTGTTGGCGACGTGCCGGTACACGTACGGGGTGGCGAAGCCGGAGATGGGTGCGTCGTTCGTGGCGTTGTGGAACACGAAACGTGAACCCGCCCCCGGCTCGGGTGGTGGTGGTACCCCGGCGGAGTACACGATCCAGGGTGTAGCGCGACCTGTGCTCTGACGGCCCGGTGGCCGGGGTGACGGATCCGACCGCCCCCCGGCCGTGACCAACCCCTTGATTGGAGGAGTCGGCCAATGCTCAACGTAAACCCCCTTGCCGAAACTGTCCCCCGATTTTCGTCGTCGACGGCCAAGACCTCGCCGCCGGCCCCAGTCTCCAACCACCAGGCGGGTGGTGGATCCTGATGCCGTCAATAGAGGAGCGAGTCATGGGACTCGAAACAGGCATGGAGAACGTCACGGACGACATCCGCGAAATGAAAGACGACGTCCGTGCCATCCGCAACCAGTACTCCGCCCGCCCAAGCTGGGCGGTGAGCGTCATCATCACGATTCTGTCGTCGGCTTCCGTTGGGCTCGCTGTCGCGTTGGCGACCACCCGCTGATGACGCATGACGAACTGTTCCTAGCGGTTGTGTCGCTGTTCGTGGCGTCGATCTTGGCGCCGATGATCATCGCCTGGTGGAACACCCGGCTCCGGGTTCATGAACGCCAGTTGGAGCGGGCACGGCAGGAAGGTGCGGCGGAGGCGAGACGGGCAATGGGCGCAGGAGGCGACACCTGATGACTGACCGGGCTCCGTCCTCATCGCAGATGCCGCCCGGTCCCGGTGTCGACGCCGAAGGCCGACCCGTCATCGACCCGACCGCCAACGTGATCGCGTTGACAGATGCCGCGGTGAAACGGATCGACGACCTACGCGACGCCGAGGCCCGTTTCGCCAAGGCTGAGAACGCCCACATCCGCGAAATACTCGACCTCATCGGCACGTTCACCGCGCAGCTCCGCGAAGCCGAATCGGGACGCATCGACGCTATCCGAGCCGTCGATGTCGGCAACGTGCAACGTGCCGCAGAGGTCGCCGGGGCACAGGCCGAAGCGCTCCGCAACCAAGTCGCCGCCGCCGCCGCGGCGGCAGCCACCGCCCTGTCCGCCGCGCTCGACCCCATCCAGAAAGACATCGCCGATCTTCGGCGGGCGCAGTACGAGGCGCAGGGCAAGCAGGGTCAGATCGTGGAGGCCCGTGGCATCACGGGTGCGGCGATCGGCCTCATCGGGCTCGGTGTCTCGATCCTGATGGCGTTGGTCGCCGTGGCGGGCATTCTGATCGCAACCCGATAGGAGGCGCCCGATGCTTGTCACGATCCTCGTCATCCTCGCCATCGTCTGCCTCATCCTGTACATCGTGAGGCGCTGATGTTGCGCCTCGAGTGTGATTACTGCGATCACCACATCGGCCGCTCAGGCGGCAACTGGCTCGGAGTCGACCACGCCAAGTTGGACGAAGACGGCAACCTGACCGAACCGGAAGCCGAATACCAGTACCACTTCTGCTCGTTCTCGTGCCTCCAGAAATGGGCGTTCGAGCGTGAGTACACCTCACAATCGAAAGGCAACGCCACATGACGTTCATCAAGGCCAACGCGAAAGCGATCGCAGGGTTCCTCACACCGATCGTGGTGTTGGTGTTGACGTGGGCGGCGAAGCAGGCCGGCGCTGACTTCATCGCGGATGAGCCCGCGGTTGAGGCGGCGATCGTCGCTGTCCTCACGTACGTGTCGGTGTGGTTCACACCGAAGAACGTCCCGGCCCCACCGGAGTAGCTGATGGCTCGGGCGCCGGAGGGGATGCGACGGATCACCGTCAACATCGACCGGGTGCTGGCCGACTGGCTCGACGAGTACGCCCGCGAACGCGGCCTCGGCCGCGAACACATCGTCGAAACCGCACTCATGCAACTCAGGGAACGGGGGCCGCGATGACCGATGAACGTTTCGAGACGTACGCATCGTTCCTGGCCATCGTCGCGATCGTCGCCGCCTACCTCGCAGTAAGAACCCTCTAAGGAGAACATCATGTTCGCTGCCATCGTGGAAGGGGAAACGGCCTGGTCCGAGTTCCTTCTTCTCCTCGCCGTCATCCTCTCGCTGGTCGTCGGGTTCATCCGACGCGCATCGGTCGACGCTGTCCTCATGGCCGTCGCTGTCGCCTGCATCGCCGGCGCACTCCTCGTCCTCTAACCCTAAGGAGACAATGACATGGCGAAGTTCGCCTCAGACACTGTGATGGACGCCGCGCTCGGTGTCGTCGACAACGCCACCCGGCTCGTCGTGACCTCCGCGCAGCCCGCGAACTTCGCCGGGATCGCCGCCGTCGCGCTCGCCGACGTCACGATGACCGCGGGTGCCGGGAACGGCGACTACACCCTCGCGAACGGTGACACCTCGGGCCGCAAGCTCACGGTCGCCGCACAGTCGGCAGTCCCGATCGACAGCTCAGGCACAGCGACACATGTGTGTCTCGATGACGGCACCACGCTGCTGTACTGCACGACCTGCACATCGCAGGCGTTGACGGCCGCCGGCACCGTCGACGTACCCGCCTGGGACATCGAGATTGCCGACCCCTCCTGACACCGACGACGACCCACCCGAAGAGGAGGTGGAGCGTCCGCATTACGTGTTGGAGGTGCAGTCGTCCGTGATCGGCCACACCGGCACACCGACCTGAGAGGGGTGACGGGTGGCGTACACACACGACGACTTCAACCGCACCACCCCAGCCGGCCCCGGTGGCGGCACCCACGGCAACCCCTCCTACGAGCTCGGCGCCGGTCACACCGCATGGAACGCGTCGGCCTCGTCGAACGGCTGCGTCATCTTCGACGGGAAGATGACCCAGTTCGAGAACTTCTCGTTCCACACCGTCGACATCTTCGCGACCGCATCAACCGGCGACGACCAGGCCGTCAGGTTCCAACTCAACAACTACAACGAACAAATCTGGGTGCTGCTCCGCGTCCACGACGACGTCATCACGAACGGCCCCGCCGCGAACATGGACGTCGATGCGGCGACCGGCAACGGCGCGATCTCGGTGCGGGTCCAGATGGAACAGGGCACCCCCGGCCAGGTCACCACCATCATCAACGGCAGCTACCAAGGCCCCGTCGACATCACCGGGTCGACCCGGTTCAACGACTCCACCCCCCACATCTGCGAAGTCCGTGTCATCTCGAACACCGTGTCTGTCCTCATGGACGGTGTCGAGGTGTCATCGCGGAACAACATGGGGACGTTGCCGTCGGGGTCGACCCGCCGTCACATGGGCATCCAGTTCGCCGGTGACAACAACCCGAAGTACCTCGAGAACTTGGAGTACGGCGACTACCCGCTGACGTCCACGGCGACGGAGGACATCACCCCGTCGCTGTTCGCTGCCGGCGCACTGTTCGCTGCGGCGACGGGGACATCGATCACGCCGGTCATCCCCGCCAGCGACGCCGCCGACGACATCCTCGTGATGCAGGCGTTCTGCAACGCGTCGTCAACGTTCTCCACCCCGACGAACTGGACACCGATCCTCGACTCTGGCGGCGGATCGACCGCTGTCGACTCTGCGAACCTGTCCGCCGCGTGGTTCTGGAAACGGGCATCCGGGTCGGACGGCAACCCGACGTCGACCACGTCGGCGACCGGGTCGTCAACGATCGGGCTGTACGGCCGGATCTGGGTGTACCGCAACTGCCTCTCGTCGGGCACCCCGTACGAAGACGCCACGGTCGCGGGGACACCGACGTTGTCGACGACGCCGCAGTCGGCGTCTATCGACACCACCGGAACGTTTCGGCTGGCCGTCTGCTATGTGTCCGTCGATGACGACAACACGCTCGGCACGAACTATCCGCCGAACCTGTGGTTGCCACACGCGACGACGTTCGCTCAGCCCCGCCTCGCGTCGACCACCGGCGGCGACGGCATGTCCGACGCGATTCAGCGGTGGATGCCTGCCTCCGGCAACGTCGCCGCGGTCACGGTCGGCACGATGGCGTCGGACTACTGGCGCACACTCACACTCGCACTGCTCCCCGACGCCGGCGGCACCCCCACCCTCGTCGTAGCTGACGCCACCCACGCCCACAGCGCAGACAACGTCGCACTCACCCAACACAACGCGTTGGTGGTGGACGACGCGTTGCAGGCCCACACGGTCGATGCGGTGGCGCTGGTCCAGCACAACCTGTTGGCGGTCGCCGAAACTCTCCACGGCCACACCGTCGACAACGTCACGTTGACCGTGGGCGCCGGACTCGTCGTCGCCGACGCGTTGCAGGCGCACACGGTCGACAACGTCGACCTCACCCAACACAACGTTCTCGCTGTCGACGACGCGCTCCACGCCCACAGCGCAGACAACGTCACGTTGACGGCAGCGGGCGGCCTCACCGTCCAAGACGCCCTACACGGCCACACCGTCGACAACGTGGCGCTCACGCAACACAACGTCCTCGCCGTCGACGATGCCCTACACGGCCACACCGTCGACGAGCTCGGGCTGACGCAACACAACACCCTCGCAGTAGCTGACGCCGTCCAGGCGCACACGGCGGATGCGGTGGTGCTGTCTCAGCATGTGGTGCTGGTCGTCGCCGAAGCCGTCCACGCCCACACAGTCGACGCGGTAGCGCTCACACAGCACAACGTGCTGACGGTCGCCGATGCGTTCCACGCCCACCTGGCGGAGCCGGCGCTGTTCCAAATCCCGATCATCGGCGGCGTCGCCACAGCGACCGTCATCTGGCGTGACAACGGCACCACCACCGCCGCCTCGAGAGACACTGCGCTAGCCACGACCGGCGCAGCCCACAGCGCCGCAGGAGGAATCAGCCAGCCATGACCATCCAACGGGTTCTCGCCGGCAACGTCGTCGAATCCACCGTCACGTTCACCCCCGAATCCGGCACCGTCGCACTCGCCGACGTCACCGCCCGCCTCCGCAAACACGACGGCACCGAAGTCGTATTGACGACAGCCGTCGCCGGAGTGTCATCCGGCATCTCCGGCGCACACCCCACGTTCGAGGTCGAATGGACCTCCGAAGACGACGATCCCACCGGCGTCTACCGGATCCGCTGGGAGAGCAACTTGCCGTCCCCGAAGATTGTGTTCGAGGACGTCGTCCACATCATCGGTTCCACATTCGCGGCACCATGACCGGCTAGTTTCGTCTGTCAGCGCATACCCGCCCCGCCCCGACCGTCGCCCCAGTTGGCGGCCCGGGGCGGGGCATCGTCGCGTCTACCGTCATGACAAAAACAGCGGTGGACTCAGGTACCGGAGCTTTCGGTCCCGAATGCCCGCTCTATCGCCGCGACGGCCGCGAGCTCACCGACGTCGGTGCCATGCCCGTAGATATCGGTCGTCGTCGACGTCCGCGAGTGGCCGAGCCGTTTCGACACGGTCGTGATCGGCACCCCTTCATCGATGAGTGTGGTGGCGTGGAGGTGGCGCAGGTCATGCAACCGGATCCCGGTCGCGCCTTGTTTGGCGCAGAGCTGCCGCCACCGCAGCGACAACCAGCCCGGCCGCCGCGGGATCTTGCCGTTCGGGTCGACGCGCAGGTCAGCCCAGATCGGCCCCGCCGGATTCGGGACGGTGCCGAGCTTGGCGGTGACGGTCTCGAGGTGCGCCCACTGGACGGCGAGCACGGCGACGGCGAGCGGTGACAGGGCGATGGTGCGCGGCTCACCACCCTTCGGTACTTCTTTGACGCCAACGCCGCCGCCGGGTTTGTCGTAGACGGTGCGATGCACCACCAGCCGCCCATCCGCGACGTCCGGCCATGCCAGGCCGCAGAGTTCGCCGCGTCGTAGTCCGGTTAGCTGAATGAACCTGAGCGCTGTCGCCAGGTCGCCGGTGGCTGACGCGATGATCGCCTCCGCTGCCGCCACTGTGGGCGGTGTCGCCTTGTACCGGCGTGCTGTCGGCGGCGACGCGTTGAACGTCGCGATCCGCTCCACCATGTCCCACTTCGCCCCGCGTCGCAGCATCGCCCGGAGGACGGTGTGGTACTTCCCGATCGACTGCGGGGTCATCCCGGCGTCGAGCAGTTCGCCGTACCAGCGGTCGAGGTGGCGGGCGTTCAGGTCGTTGAGGAGCATCCGGCCGAACCGTTCGTCGATCACCCTGGCGATCCGCTGGTAGTTCGGCCAGGTGGTCGGTGACACCCGTCGCCGACGGTCGTCGAGCCATTCGTCTACGAGCTGGCCGACGGTGCCCTTGCGTTGCGCTATGCCGGTGAGCTCGGAGCGGATCCTGACGCGGTGCTCGTCGGCGATCTTGTTGGCGGCGCGGCTGTTCGGCGCACGGAACGTCTTGGTGCGGGACGTGTCCCGACCGGTGCGCGGGTCAGGTCCGGCGTACACCCGTAGCTGCCACCGGTCCCCGCCGAGGTGTCGTACGCTGCCTGTCATGGCCTCACCGATCCGTCCACCTTGGCAGCCTCCCTTGGCTCGCTGATGTAGCCGAACCGTATCACACCTGATGCCCCCGTAGCTCAGTCCGGATAGAGCAACGGCCTTCTAATCCGTCCGACAGATGCCGACTGCCGACGTGTCGAGGTCGAATAGTGGCGTGACCTGCGACTATGTCTAGCCCGGATCTGTTAAACACCTGCTCAAACAGGCCGTAATCGTGGCTCGCTGTCGTGGCTCGCTTTTCGGGCCCAGCCCGTACCCCGTGGGGGTATCCGGCTGGTCACCACGACGAGTGAATAGCCGGACATAGCCCTTGCCGACGCCCCCCCCTGGTGGCATCATCGACAACGACGACGACCCCAGACCTCGGCCGCCGCCGGTCAGCGCGAACACGGCTCCACACAACCCGGTGTAGTTGCGAGTAGAGCCCTGGACGGGAAAGGCCCTACCACATGGACGGGGAAATCCTGCGTCACCTCCAAGCCGTCGACGACCACCTCGCCCACGTACGGCGAGTCATAGGGCGGAAGAAGTCTCTTCTCCGCGTCGTCGTCCCGCGTGAGTGTGTGACATCACAGCCAGATCATCCAACGTCTCGGCCATGTCAGATAGTCGCGATGCGAACGCCTCCTGTAGACGCTCGACGCGCTCAAGCCTGACCGCCAGCTCATCGAGCTCGGCCGGAGGTTCGTCGGCGAGGATGGTTGGTTCGTGGCCGGCGACGAGCCGGTCGTACCAGTCGCGGCCGACCCAGAGTGCGTTAGAGACGCCGAGTTGTGTGTCGGTGCCGGGTGGGTGGCGGCCGGCCTCGAGGTCGTACCAGGCGGTGCGTGAGATCCCTGCCAGTTCTGAGGCGCGTTTCACGCCGAGTTTGAGTGTCTGTCTGCGGGCCTTCACCCATGCGCCTACCTGCGGATCTGTCACGCCCCTCAGTATGAACGGACACGGTCTGACACAGCAAGCAACTACAAGGAGAACAATAAGCCGACCCTTGTAATTACGCAGACGAAGTCTTGCTTGTCAGATCGTGTCCGATAGTGTACGGTCTGACACATGAGGTTGAATCACTCCGCACTCCGGGTCATCCGCGAGCGCAGCGGATACGGCCAAACGCAGATCGCTGAACTGGCCGGAATCGACCGCCCGAACTACGCGCACATCGAGGCGGGTCGCCGCCCCGGCACCCCCGCGCAGATCAAGGCGATCGCCGTCGCGTTGCAAGTACCCGTCGACGCCCTACTCGGCCCCGAACTCGCGGTCGCGTGATGCCCGGGGTGTTGCTCACCCAGCTCGAGGCCGCCGCGTACCTCGGCAAGTCGCGAGACAAGGTGCGCGAGTGGACAAAGGCCGGGCTCATCCCGGTCATCTACGACCCGCTGTCGACCCGCGCCATGTACCCCCGCCCCGCCCTCGACGCCTGGATGCAGGCGCTCGGCGAAGCCACAGCCCGCAAGGCGGCGTCGTGAACGCCGTCCTGTTGTTGGTGGTGTTCGCCGGGCCGATCCTGGTCGGCTGTGTGTTGGGTGTGTGGGGTTGGTGGAGGCCGAGGGTTCATCTGGCCCGGGCATTCGCCGCCGGCAGGGCGGAGCACATCGCCCGCCTCCCCGCACCCGTCGAGCCGATGCCGACATTCCCGCTCGAGGACGTCGCATGAGCGAGCACAAGGCAGCTAGTCCCGTTCCGGCTGCTAGCCCGACCGTCGGTGAGGTGCTGTGGAGGGCGCTGCAAGGCACTGCCATGATCGGACCTCAACCACGCAACATTGCCGTCGCTCTCGGCATCGACCCAGACCTACCCATTGAGACGCTGAGGCGTCGACTCGGTCGCCCCCTGATGTGTGAGCACTGCGACAACATCACGGGTGTTACTTGGTGTCCCAACGTCGAAGACGACGATGTTGTGCCCCTGTGCTCTCAGTGTCGAGGCATGTTCCTGAGGTCAGACAACACGGATGGTCCGCTGTGAGGCGCGTCCTGCTTGCAGCCGTGTTCGCGGTGTCGGGTGGGTGGGTGGGTGCGAACGACCAGTGCCGGGACCGCACCGAACGAAACGGGGACAAACCATGCCAGACAACGACCACGTCGTCTTCGACTACCACGAGCACACCCACTACCTCGACGACGGCACCCGCCTCGACCGTCCCCTCCTCAAGCACGACCACCAGCACGACCACTACCCCCGGCACACCCACGACGTCAACGGATCCATCTGCTACTACTTCCACAGCCCCGGCAACAACGTCGCCCTCTACCACCTTCCCGGCGGTGCCGGCCTCATCGGCGAATCCGGCTACGACATCACCCACCGCACCCCCCGAAGCGCTTGACCGCCTACCCGACACCGGGTACCCGATCCCGTGGTGGGTCGGTGTGACGGTGATCCTGTTGGCGTTGGGTGGCGGCGCAATGTACGGCACACGGAGACAACCATGAGAGCAGCCCAGTTCGATTGCACGGTCGAGCTGCTCGCCGAGGTCCTGCACATGCCGCCAGGCGCGCGAGTCATCGGCGCTGAGATGTCGGACTCGATGCGGTCAGTCCGGTTCACCGTCGATGATCCGTCGCTGCCGGAGGCGCCCGACCCGTACCTGTGCATCCCGGTCATCACGCGTGAGGCGTTCAAGTGGGATTGGAAGGTGCCGTCGTGAGTGTTGTGCCGTTGACGGATCCGGTGGATGACATCCATCGGTGGTCGTGTGCGGAGGTGGCGATCATCCGCGGCCACTATGCGGACGCCCAACGCCGCGTCGACGCCGAATACCGCAAGTTCGCCGCAGACATCGAACACATCGCCGCACAGGTCCAACCATGACCTACACCGTGGGTTCGCTGTTCTCAGGCATCGGAGGGATCGACCTCGGCCTCGAACGCGCCGGGATGACTGTTCGGTGGCAGTCCGAGAACGACCCGTACTGCTGCCGCATCCTCGCGAAGCACTGGCCGCACGTCCCGAATTTGGGTGATGTGACCGCGATCGATTGGAGCACTGTTGAACCCGTCGACCTCATCTGCGGCGGCTACCCCTGCCAGCCGTTCTCCCTCGCAGGGGCTCGAGCCGGAGAAACCGACGCCCGACATCTTTGGCCGTTCTTCGCCGCCGCCATTCGCCACCTACGACCCCGATACGCGTTGCTGGAGAACGTCCCAGGGCACCTTTCCCTGGGGTTCGGACGAGTACTCGGAGACTTGGCCGAGTGCGGGTACGACACGGAGTGGGATTGCATTCCGGCTGCCGCCGTTGGTGCCCCGCACCTCCGCTACCGCGTCTTCGTTGTTGCATACCCCCACCGCGAAAGCGAACCAGGCTTCACCGTCGATGCGGTCACGGGACCCAGGGTCGTGGTTCCCAACACCAACGGCCACACCGTACGGCAGCAACCAGTCGCCATCTTCGGGCGCCGCTGTGCGACCGTCGCTGCAGGCAATGGCAACAACTGGGATGTGGCCGACACCTCGAGCGTCCCCGAACGAGAATCGGCAGACCAAGCCGACCCCGTCACAGTTGGCCGGGAAGCACGGGCGATCGCTTGCGGCGGAGGTGAACTGGCGGACGCCGAAGGCGAGCGATGCCGCTCACTCGGGCCGTACAGCGCCGGCGAAGCCCGGGCAGACAACATCGCTGGACATGCAGGTGAACTCGCAGGAGGACACGCCTGGGCAGTTGAACCCGATGTGGGTCGAGTGGCTGATGGGGTTCCCCATCGGGTGGACCGACTGCGAGCCCTCGGCAACGCCGTAGTCCCCCAAGTAGCCGAACTCATCGGCCGGCGCATCCTCGAGGCAGCCGCGTGAGCGACCTGGAGCGTGCCCTAGAAGACCTGGAGGCGTCGCTTGCTGCGGTGTGGGAGCAGGCCGACGCCGAATATGTCGCCCGCCACTACCCGTGGCACCCCAACGGCGACCGCTGCGACCAATACCCCGACCACGTCCACGCCGCATTGGGGCGTATCTACTACTGGCCCGACCAGATCACCATCCACCCACCCGACGAGGCCGAGTCGTGAGCGACCCGAGTGCATTCGATGTCGAGGACTGGCGCACCTGGCCGATCCCGATGCACTACGTCGCCGATGGTCGCACCTGCACGGCGTGGGTCGAGGGGTTCGACCAGGCGCTCCGAATGACCGACCACTTCCACAAGCACGGCGAATGGCCCACGGAACGAGACAACACGGATGGTCCGGCGTGAGCGTTTTAGGCCGTGTGGCGTCCCTCCCAGCGTCACGCGTGGTGCATGTACCCGCGGCTCCCGGTGTCAGGCCGGTTGAGCTGCGGGACAGCACCCACACCGAGGAGGCGTCGTGATGCGGCTCCTGTTGTCTTTCGCCGTCATCGGAGGCGTGGTCGGCGTGTTCGGGTTGTTGGTGTGGTTGGCGGCCGGCATCGCCCGCGTCGAGGAGCACCGCTCCGACGAAGACCGCCGCATGATCGCAGCCGTACAACGACTCGACCGCGAAAACGGGCAGCCGTGAGGACTATCGCGGCTGTCGTGTTCATCGCCCTCTCAGCCGGGCTGTTGGTGTGGATGAAGCTCGGCGCCCGCCGCGAATTCCCCGCCGACGGCGTACACGCCCCCAGATCGATCAACAACAACCGGAGCCGGCGATGACTGTTCTGCGTGGTCCTGCCGACGCCGACCACTACCGGGTGAAGGTCGGACGTTACGGCGACCGCTGGTACACCGACCCGTTGCCGTCGTGCCCGATCGCGGAGGCGTCGGATTGGCAGGGTCCGTCGTGGTCGATCGTGAAAGGCGCCGCCGGCAAAGACTGGTCGTACGTCACCAACAAACGCAACGGCCACACCCCCACCGTCGAACTCCACCGCATCGCCGACCTCCCACCCGATGAACGCACCCAGGCGTTCAACGCGATCAACCGCAACGGGCTCAACCAGGCCGGCGGACGCGGCACCATCGTCCACCTGTGGGCGGAGGATCTGTTGGCCGGTCGGACACCACGCGACTTCACCGGGCCAGCCCTGTTCGCGCTCAAGTTGACACAGGCCGCCTACAACGAAGCCCTCGAGTACCTCCCGGCGCTGTCAGCGTTCTTCGATCACTACCAGCCTGAAACGGTGATGGCCGAATACGTCTGCATCCACCGTGACCTCAACGGCTACGGCTACGGCTGCACCCCCGACGTCATCGCCCATGTTCAAGGACAACTCGTCGGCATCGACTGGAAGTCGCGTGGCGCCGATTCCGACCACGGCGCCTACCCCGAGGAAGCCGCACAGATCGCCGCCGGTGCTCGAGCCCAATACAGCATCATCACCCACCCCGAAACCGGCCACCCCGTACGCGACCGCATCCCACCCATCGACTGCGGACTCGTCGTCTCCATCAAACCCGACGGAGCACGCATCTACCCGACCGACATCGACCTCGGCTTCGCGCATGTCGAAGCGATGCACGCCTTCTGGGTTGCCCGCCTCACCGAAAAGGCTGCGATCGGGAAACCGTGGCCCCCAACACCAACAAACCAGGAGGCACTGTGGTCGTCCACTTCCACATCGACGGCGACAACCACACCTGGACCGCCACCCACCCCAACTACCCCCAACCCCACCACCACCAACACGGCGCCGACGGCTGGGAATGCATCAACGACCCCTGGCCCACCGAACAACGACTACACCGTCACCTCCCGTGTACTCGCCCACGCCATGACCGAATGGACACCTGAACTCCGCCAATACCTCAAAGACTGGTGGCCCGACGGCTACCCCACCCCCGGCACCGTCCGTAGAGGTGAAGCCGTATGGACCGAAGAACAACTCGACCAAATCGAACAACTCTGCGATTTGGGTGACGCCCCATTCTGGCAACCAGCCACACCCCAACCCCGATAACCCAACAACACAAGGAGCAATGACAATGGACATCACAGAACTAGCAAGTGGCGGCCCCGCCATAGACCTCGACGAAGTCGGTCAAACGATCGAAGGCACCCTGCTTGCAATCCGTGAATGGCGCGACATCACCGGCAATTTCGGCACCGTCAGCAAAGCCCCATTTGACCTAATGGTCGACGGCGAAGAACGCACCCTATGGGTGAAAAAGAACAGCCGGTTGGCAACCGTCTTGGGAGCCGCGTTCAAGGAAGCAGGACTCACCAAGATCACCACAGGCGGGGTGCTAAAGGTGCGTCGTGTGCAGGACGTGCCGACCGGCAAAGGGAACCCGATGAAGGACTACCAAGCCAAATACACCCCACCCGCCGGCACCGGCCCCGAGCTCGACGACTTCTGAGCACAAGCCCAGTGCCGATCTCACCGACGCAGCTCACCCTTCGGCACCTCCGCGCCGAAGGGTGGCCGCTCGTCGAAGTCGTCGAACACTGGAACCCCCACGCCCGCATCCGCCAAGACCTCTTCGGCTTCATAGACGTCATCGCCGTACGCCCCAACCACACACTCGCCATACAAGCAACCACCGCCCCCAACGTCGCCTCAAGGATCACCAAGATCGCCGACCACCCCAACATCGGCCCCGTACGCGAAGCCGGCTGGCAGATCGAAGTCTGGGGCTGGAAAAAGGTGAAGGGCCGCTGGACGCTGCACCGACGAATCGACATCTCATGAGCCTCGAGTACCGGATAGGCGACGTCTTCGACCGGCTCGCCGAAATCCCCGACGGCACCATCGACCTGATCGTCACCTCGCCGCCGTTCCTGGCGTTGCGGTCCTACCTCCCCGCCGACCACCCCGACAAAGGCAAAGAGATCGGTTCGGAGGCGACCCCGGCGGCGTTCATCGACACCCTCCTCGAGCTCACCGCCGAGCTCGGCCGGGTGCTCGCCCCGCACGGCTCCCTCTGTGTCGAACTCGGCGACACCTACAGCGGGAGCGGGGGAGCCGGCGGCGACTACAACCCCGACGGGCTACGAGACGGCCAGGCGAAGTTCGACGGGTCTGCGTCACGGCACAAGGCGAACACCACCCGCTACACCTACGGCGAGAAGGACGGCAGCCGTATCGACGCTGGGCCCAGCAGCTCGCAGATCCGCAACGGCGGCGGCTCCGGTTGGCCGCTCGCCAAGAGCCTCACCGGCATCCCGACGCTGTACCCCTGGTCGCTCGCCTACGGCCGCAACCTCCTACGACGACCCCTTCTAACTCAACACCAGGCAATGACATACGCAGGAGTGATGGGCGAAACGGTCGGCTGGCGACGGGCACGCAACTTCATCAACACATTCGCCCCGGACCGCCACGACTTCCCGCCGTGGCGGATCCGCAACATCATCGTCTGGGCACGCCCCAACCCGCCCGTCGGGGCGCTCGGTGACAAGTTCCGGCCCGCCACCTCATACATCACCGTCGCCTGCAAAGGCCCCCGCAGGTTCTTCGACCTCGACGCCGTACGCACCGACAACCCGCGCGTCAACGAAGACCCAGGCGGCTACCGCATGGTGTCGGGCGAACCAACCCACAACGCCGGACCGCGATCACAGAACCCGGCTGGTGCGCCGCCGCTCGACTGGCACACCGACCTCGAAGACGGCGACTGGCTCTGGAAACTCCCCACCCAACCCTACAAAGGCTCCCACTACGCCACCTTCCCCCTCGAACTCCCCACCCGCCTCATCACCGCAATGTGCCCGTTGAAGGTTTGCACCGTGTGCGGGAAACCGAGTGAGCGGATCACGGATGCGGAGTATCACTCTCAACGCAATGGAGGCATGAAGGACGGCGAGATCATCCCGCCGGGCGGATGGCGATCGGGACGAGGCGGCACCGACAGCGGCTTAAGCACCGGAAAGCTGATGGCGACTAAAGCTATTAAAACTCTCGGCTGGTCGGATTGCGGACACAACTCCTGGCGCACCGGCGTCGTCCTCGACCCTTTCGCCGGCTCCGGCACCACCCTCCAAGCCGCCCAGAACGTCGGACGCCACGCCATCGGCATCGACCTCGACCCCCGCAACGCTGATTTGGCGCGGGACAGGGTCGGCATGTTCCTCGAGGTCAACCCGTGATGGACGTCGAACGCGAACCCGCCCTCGGCTTCGGCCACCAAATCGGACCCCTAGAACCCCGCTACGGCCCCGACTGGGCGCCACTCCAATGCGACGTCTGCAAAGCCACCTGGATCGGACCCATCGGCGAATGGTGCTCCTTCTGCACCACCTGGAACGAACGCGCCGAACGCAACCAAATCCCCAAACCCAAGGCCAAGGCCGACTTCACCTACGAACAACTGTTAGCCGTGTTCGAAGCAGCCGGCCCCAACGGCCACAAACCCGGAGACATGGCAGGCGACAACGAGCTCCGCGCCCTCCTCATCAACTGGCCCCTCTTCTGGGCCAAAGACCATTCGGAAGCCGAATGGCTCGCCGAACCCCTCATCCCATCAGGCCGCAGCGTCGCCCTGTTCGCCCCCGGCGGCACAGGCAAATCACTCCTCGCGCTCTGGTTGGCAGCCGGCATCGCCACCGGCACACCCATCTTCGGCACCACCCAACCCCCCAGACGGGTCCTGTACCTCGACTACGAAATGACCGAAGACGACCTCGCCGAACGCCTAGAAACGATGGGATACGCCGATGTGGACCTACAAAACCTGCACTACGCCCTCCTGCCTTCGCTCCCTGGTCTTGACCAACGGGAGGGTGGTGAAGCTATATGTCGACTGGCTGAACTGTGCGACGCCGAGCTGGTCATCATCGACACCTTCGGCCGCGCCGTACACGGCGACGAAAACGACGCCGACACCGTCCGCGCCTGGTACCGCTTCACCGGCATCCACCTCAAAAACGCCGGCCGCGCCTTCGTCCGCGTCGACCACGCCGGCAAAGACCTAGCGAAAGGGCAGCGCGGCACCAGCGCCAAAAACGACGACGTCGACATCGTCTGGCAAATGACCGTCAAAGACGACTCGAGCTTCACGTTGACCGCGAGGAAGCGGCGCATGAGCTGGGTCCCTGAAACCGTCAACCTCCACCTCGACGACAACGACCTCCTCCACTTCGCCCGACTCGACATCCCACCCCCACCACCCGGCACCAACGACACCGCAACCCTCCTCGACCAGTACGGCGCCGACCCGGACATCACCGTCAGCCAAGCCGTCCAACTCCTACGCGACCACGGCACCGCCACCCGGAAACAGGTCGTCGCCGCAGCCGTCAAACACCGCCGCCAAGCTGTGGAAAACCTGCTCGGAACCTGTGGACAACCAGCGGGAACCGCTGCCGGAACCGACCTCCCCCCAAAGTGGTCAGGAACCGACATCGGAACCGCCTACGACCCCAAACCAAACACCCTGCTAGACGACCTGGGAACCGAAACCGGAACCGACGGGAACCGTTCATCCGGGCAAGGGGGTTCGGGTGGGTGGTTACCCGTAGGGGAACCACCCGAACCCCGCCCCAACCCCATCGACCCACTCGCAGACCTCGAGGAGTTCTAAATGACCCTCCCGCAGTACTGGTGGTGCCCCCGCTGCAACGCCAGCTACACCTCCCCACTCCCCCTCGAACACCCACCCACCCACTTCTGCCGACCACCCACCGGCCGCTCCGGGCTACGCAACTTCGAACTCACACCCACAGAGCCAGCACGATGAACGGCCCCGGGAAACGCATCCTCACCACAGCCGTCGCCGTACAACACCTCGCCCTCGCCGCACGCCACCGCCTCGACACAACCATCCCCCGATTGTCTTCCGAACTCGACGCATACGACGGCTACCCCCCAACCGCCTCCGGATCCGACACAGGCGGCCACTCCCCGTACATCCCCCACGGCCCCAACGCCTCCACCAGCTCCACCGAACGCGCAGCCATCGCACCCGACGAACGCAACAACACAGACACCTGGGCCATCGGAGCACGCGCCGCACTCACAGAACTACAGGACTACCTCGACGCCGCAGTACACGCCCTCGAAACCGTCATCCGAGAATGCGACCGCCGCCACCCACCCATGAGCGTCATCGACATCTCACGCCTCCGCTGCGCCACCATCCCCAAAGGCACCTGCACTCAATGGGCCGACCCCCAACGTTCGGACGGATACTGCATCGACCACGGCCGAACCATCGACTCCAACGCACGACGCAAACGGCGGACAATCGGAGCAGCGTGATGCGGGTATCACACACAGATCACCCCAACAGGTGTATAAGCTTGCCGCACCAGCCGTGTCCCCAACA